AAAATCAGCGGCCTGAATGCCGAAGCTAAGCAACACCGCGAAGCCAAAGAGGCGGCGGAAGCGAAGCTGAAGGCGTTTGACGGCATTGAAGACGCGGCAGCGGCCTTGAAGGCATTGGAAACGGTCAAAAACTTGGATGACAAGAAGCTGATTGATGCGGGTGAGGCGGAGAAGGTCAAAGCCGAAACCGTGAAGCTGTACGAAGAGAAGCTGGCCGCCGCCAACGCCGATGCCGAGAAAATCCGTTCCCAATTTCATGCCGAACTGGTGGGCGGCAGCTTCGCCCGATCCAAAGTGATTGCGGAAAAGCTGGCCATCCCCGCCGATGTGGCGCAGGCATTCTTCGGGCGGCATTTTTCCGTGTCGGAAGACGGGAAAATCGTAGCCAAAGACGCGAACGGTAATGAAATTTTCAGCCGTGTAACGCCCGGGGCGAAAGCGGGGTTTGACGAGGCACTGGAAAGCCTGATTGATGCCTACCCGAACAAGGACAGCATTTTGAAAGGCAGCGGCGCGAGCGGCAGCGGTGCGACACCAAGCGGCAGCAATGGCAGCCGGACGATGAGCCGTGCCGATTTTGAGGCCTTAGACCCTGCTTCACGCATGAAGGCCTTGCAGGATAAAACGCAGATTATTTGATTTATATGGAGTTTTTAAATGGCAACACAAAATACTTTAACAGGTTTGATTCCCACCCTTTATGCCGCGTTGAATGTGGTTTCGCGCGAAATGGTTGGGTTGATTCCCGCTGTGAACAGAGACAGTTCGGCTGAACGTGCCGCCGTCGGCCAGGTTGTCCGCAGTCCGATTGCGGCGGCGGGAGATTTGGAAGACATTGTGCCGGGCGAACAGCCGAAAAACAGCGGCGGCACAACGGTCGAATATGCCGATGTAACCATTGAGCATTCTAAGGCCGCGCCGATTTTATGGAACGGTGAGGAGCGTCTTGCTGTCGGCGATACTGGGCAATACAACGCAATTCTTGCCGACCAGTTTGCCGACGGTATGCGCAAACTGGTTAATGCGATGGAACAAAGCATCGCCGTTAAGGCTTTGGCAGGCGCAAGTACGGCGTATGGTACAAGCGGACAAGTGCCGTTCGGAACGGCAGGCGATTTATCCGATTTCGCGGGCGTGGCGCAACTGCTGGACGAGAGCGGTACGCCGGTGGGTGACCGCCAGCTTGTTTTGAATAGTGCGGCAATGGCCAACCTGCGCGGCAAACAGTCGGTATTGTTTAAAGTGAACGAAGCAGGGACGGCTGATATGTTGCGTAACGGCATGACCGACCGCGTGCAGAACTTTGCCCTTCGTTATTCCGGCGGCATCCGTCAGCATGTTGCCGGTGGAGGCAGCGGTTACGTCTTGAATGGCGCGGCTGCGGCAGGTCTGAAAGGGTTGGCTTTGAAAACCGGTACAGGCAAGCTGAATGCGGGCGACATCGTTACCCTTGGCGGCGTGAAATACATTGTCGGCAAGGACGTGAACAGTGCGTCCGACAAATTGATGTTGAATGCCGGTTTGTTGAAAGCCGGTACGGATGGTTCTGCATTGACTCCTTTCGGTAACTTTACGCCGAATTTTGCTTTCGACCGCAACGCTATCGTGCTTGCCTCCCGCGCCCCTGCTTTGCCTGACGGCGGCGATAGCGCGGATGATGCAATGACGTTGACAGACCCGGTAACCGGTTTGAGCTTTGAAGTCCGCATCTACCGCCAATACCGCCGCGTGAAATACGAGGTGTCCATGGCGTGGGGCAGTGCGGTGGTCAAACCCGAACATCTGGCGGTGCTGGCGCACTAATTATCATCAGGCCGTCTGAAATTCAGGCGGCCT